ATAAACCTACTCTAATTACTGATCAGAATAATCTAATCAGAAATTTTGGTGAACCTAATGAAAGTATTCCTGGGCAAGCCTTAGAGGGGGCTTTAGAAATTCTAGAACAAACTAGCAATCTCTATTTTGTAAGAGCAGCCGCTTCTACTGCCGCAGATGCTTCAGCAACTATGAGTATGGGTGGATGCCCTTCAGTTATTGTTTCTGGGAATTTGGCGGCGGGCACCCTAGGGGATGAGGGATGGGGTGTTCTTAGTTCACTTCTTCTAAGAATTCAAGTTTATGATAATGACGGAACAGCCCAGTATCTCGATAATGGAGGTTTGGGAAAAGACTTTTATATTCCTGCTGGAACAGGAGCGTCAGGTCAAGCCGCAGCAATCAGATCAGTTGTTGGTGGAGGTTTAGACGCTGATAAAGTAGGGGTGTTTGACGGAGGTAGTCCTACTTCGGTTCTAGGGCTTTCAGGAGCTATTGTGGGTGCTTTTGCAGGCTCAGGAGCTTACATGTCTGTCTCTGCTTGTAGTGGAACAAGTACTTTTGATGAAGCATGCGGAACATCTGCTTTAATGGCAGCTAGTTCAATCAACAACACTGGGGCCACTTATGGGGCTTCGGGACCATTCGTTAGTGCTTGTAAAGTGTATGGGGCTTCTATCATGAATACAGGAACTAATTCTACAGCTTATTCTATTGTTTCTATTCATCCTGGTGCTGGATATAATGGAGGAACTAAATCTGACGGTACAACAAGTGGTAACTCTATTACTGTAGGTGGGTTAGGCAGCCAAAACTTTAATGTTATTGTAAATCAGGATGGTGTTTCTGATGAACAGTTCAAATGTAGTTTAGTTGGATCAGGAACCTTTATTGAAGAAGTAATTAATACAGGTGAAACAGATCTAAAATCTGAGATTATTAAAGGTAATCTTGTAAAAGATGATGTAGATGCCACGGTTACAGAGTTAACTAATTTTGGAGGAGATACTGGAACTCTAGTAGGGACTACAGGCTTTAATATGACTACCCGATGGTTGGCTCAAGGTCCCGGCCTCGATCCAGGAGCCGATGGTACTCCTACTTCCCTGAATGTAACTGGCGCGACTAATGGATGTAGATGGAACAAACTTATTCAAGACGCTGCTTCAAACATGGCAGGCGGCGACAATGGTACGGGATCAGACTCGGCTAATAACACTGCATTAATTGGTAATGCTAATGTAGTTCCTAAGACAGGAATGCAATCATTAGATGAAGATCAATTGAATATTGGAATTGCTCTTATTCCTGGGGTTGCGAATCAGAGTGTTCAGAATAATCTTATTACTCTAGCGGAGGGCACACAAAATTTCATAGCATTAGTTGCTCCACCCTATGCAATTGGCCCTCCTCAAGATGCAATTGATTGGACTAATGGGAAGTCAGCGAGTACTGCTGGATCACGAACGGCTGCTATAAATAGTTCTTACGCAGCCGTGTACTATCCTTGGGTAAAAGTATTCAGTGTTTTTGACGGTAAAGATCGTTGGTTTGACCCAACTATTTATGCAGCACGCCAGATGGCATACACTGATACTGTAGCTGATAGTTGGTTTGCTCCTGCTGGGTATCGTAGAGGACGCCTTACAAAGCCAGTGGAGACAGAGGTTAAATTAAATCAAGGCGATAGAGATGCTCTTTATAGTGGTGGAAATGTTGTTAACCCAATTGTAAACTTCCCACAACAAGGTATTACTATATGGGGTCAGCGTACTACTCAAAGATCTCCTACGGCTCTAGACAGAATTAATATCCGTAGACTAATGATCTACATAAGAAAGATAATTCTTGCATCTACCAGAAGATTTGTCTTTGAACCCAATGATGAATTCACTTGGGCTCAGATAGAAGGGGTAATGAATCCCTTCTTGGATGATATTCGTAGAAGGCGCGGAATTACAGAATTCCGTGTTGTTTGCGATAAGACAGTAAATACACCGTTAAGGATTGATAGAAATGAGTTATGGACTAAGGTACTTATTAAACCTACCAAGACTGCCGAAATCCTTATCTTCGAAATTAACCTAACTAATCAATCTGCACAGTTAGGAAGCTTATAGGAGTTTAGTTTATGGCAACATCATATTATAAGGACAAATACGGTCGTAATTTCACCCCAGGTCAGGGGCTACCTACGATCTCCACAGACTTAGATTCAGTTCGCGCATACCAATTTGAAATTCATTTCTTTGGTTTACCTGCTGAGGTAACTAATCAAACTGATCTAACTTTAGCTGCAAAGAAAATTACAGGGGCTGAAATCAATGTTGAACCTATGCCTATTGATAGGATAAATGATAAAGTATTTTATCCTGGCCGACCAACTCAAGGAGATTTAGTTGTTACATTTGATAACCTATATCTACGAGAAACGGCTAGTGATTTATGGAAATACTTTACTTCCATTTACGATCCTGTTACAGGGGAAATGACTAAGAATGCTCAACCAGGGGGAGTCGCAGGACAGACTTTCAAGGCTGAGAAGGTAGAGATTGTTCAATTAGATAATACTCTAGTCCCTCACTCTACCTTAGAACTCTATGGAGTTTGGCCTAATAAGTGGAGTGCTGCTGAGTTTAATTACTCTACTAATGATTTCCATTCGATAGAAGTTACATTCAAGTATGATTTCATGCAACAGTATAACTACTCACTTGGAACTCCTTAAACAAAAATCAATGTAAAAGTATAGGGCTCAGTCTACAAATTTAGACTGAGCCTTCTCTGCATCTCCCCTATTATATTATATGGATTATTTTGACGAGTTAATGAACAGTTATAATAAGCTTAAAAAGAGATCCTTTAAGCTTACTTATCTTGAGGAAGAGACAGCAAAGCCTAAGAAGGCGAAGAAAGCAGCACCAAAAGCAGCCCAGGAGACCCCTGAACAAAAAGAAAAGAAGGCTGAAGGAGAAGCCCAGAAGAATGCGGAAGCTTCCCTTGAGACTCTTACTTCTCAAGCTCCCCAAGTTCCTCCTGGTGTACCCCGTACAGATGAGTGGGTAAATCAGAACGTACCTCCCGTTCGTATGTTTAATTCAGATGGAACTATAAACCCAGATGGGGAGGAAACTAATTATAGACTTTATGCAAGTAAGGGAGGAGAAACAGTTAATCCTAGGGAAAGAGTAGAAGGAGCAGAATCAAGTACTACGCATGGAACGGCAGATGTAGCAAAGGGAGATGTGATTGTTCAAGGATGGAATGGTAGAACAACTCTAAAAAGGGGAGGGAATGCTACTGAGCAGTTTACTAAATTTGCTATGATCCTTTTAGGTGAAAAAGCAGGAGGAGAGGGGGCCGATGGTGATGAGACTGATGATAGAGAGCAAGGTATCATAGATGCTGAAGCACGCTTAGAAGAGTTAACAAATAGAATCGGGGGAGGGGAAGCACGCAAATTAATAGATGCCGAAGCTGCTGCAAATTATAATGGAGTTGCAGCCTTAGTTCCACCTGACGTTAGAGAACAATTAGTAGCCGAAGCAAAAAAATTAGTTGGTGACGTTGCTACAGAACAATACCAGAACCAGTTAAAAATTATAGATAAATTCTGTCAATCTCAGAGGGATGGTGGAGGAGAGATTCCAGAAGATTTACAGCATGCGTGCAAACAATCCTTACAATATGTAGCAGGAGGATTTGCAGGAAGTTTAGAATATAAATTAGCATATGGAGAAACAGTATGTATAGATCCTGACACAAGTAAGGTAGGAGGTACATGCCAGCCGACTGTAGGACTTAAGGATCAGGTTGCGTACTCTGCTACTAAATTATTGGACTTTCTTCAACCGTCTAGTGAAGACGCAAAGTGTGATAATATTAGGTATTATGTGGGGAAGGCTGGTGGAAAGAACATAGTTTTATTTGCACAGCAGGCTGAAGGGGAGACAAAGGAGGGTATTGTAATAAAACCTAATTCTTTACAGCAGGCAGCTATAAATAATATCATTAAACATTGTGAACAGGCTACTGACGATCAAGGAGAGCCTGTATGGGGGTATGAGAAAGATTCTGAGGGAAATGATGTACTTGATAAAGATGATAAGAAGATCCCTGCTACGCTCACCAGCGTAATAGATACGACATTTAGCGATCAGCTAAAGAATGCTGTTAAAGGAACATTGTATGAAATTATTCCATCTTTTATTCTTAGGATGGATGAAATTAATGCTATTTCAAACGGGGGTGGTTCGAATCGCGCCAAAAATGCTGCCATAAAAAAAGCGGCAATAGAGGTATCAGATTGGTTACGGGAAGTAATAAATGGTCCCAAAAATCTTGATGAAGGGGGCTTTAAAAAATTATTAGAAGCTATAGCTACAAAGGCTACAGCAAGAGATATTCCTACATTCTTTGCATCAAAAATTGCTCAAGACCAATTAGCAATTATAAAAGATAGCGAACTACTTGCCAAATTTTTAGTAAGTGAGGCTGCTGCTTTGCAGGGATGGATGAGAACTAATAATGAAGGAGCTAAAGATGTGGTTCATCTTGGGTTAAACCCAAAGACAGGAGGAAGAGAGGACAACGGGCTTCTCTTCTTTAACGGAAAGCAGGCACAGGACTCCGCTGATAAAAATGGATCTACTCGTCAACAGATAACAATTGAACAGATATTTTCTAATACTCCTGAAACTGAACACACACTTTTAGAAAAAAGATTAAAAAGGTTAACGGGGGTAGACGAAAATGGTGAGGAAGTTAGTTTAGTTAAAAATGGTAAACTAGATCGAACAAAACAAGTTTATGTAGTAGGATTTGGTCAAAAAAGAAAAACACATATTGGAAGTCCTAAAGGGGGGGAAAGCGAAACAATAGAGAGACAGAATGAGGGAACAGGAGTAACCCCTCTTCGCCCCCTAAAGGGTGGAGGATATGAAGCTGAGATAGGGGGAAAGTGGGTGAAAGTTAAGAGTATAGAGGAAGGATTTCCAGAAAAAGTTGAAGATGATTTATTCGGGCCGCACAGTTTGGATGCGGCAGGTAATCGTATCATGGGAGATGCTGAGAAGGCTCAGGTGGAATATGGTAGCACGCTAGAAGCGGAGATTAAAATATCAGGGAATAAACTTATAGATTCACAAACCTATGTAACCCCAGATGGAAAAACAATTAAATCAAGTGACCCAGGAGTTATAGCTGGCGGTATCCAACAAGGACTTAAAAGTGTTCTCTCTTTTTCTCAGTACACTTTAACTCATCTAGGTAATTTATTCTTTGATAAGGATAAGAACTCTAAAGATCTAACTAAACCTGATAACCGAGAAAGTCTTAGAGAAGGTGTAGAACGATTAGGTAGATTTGCCAGAATGAGGAAAGATTATAATAGTGTAGTATATGCAGATGATGGAACAGCAACATATATGACTGAAGATGAGGAAGGAAATATAACGAAGGGGGGTGTTGCAGATGAGTCTCAAATAAGACATCAAAGAGCTTGCCAAGATCACTTGATTAGGAATTTAATGAATGTGGCTTATAATAAGAATGATATGAGTCAGGTATTGCAAGCTGATGGTACTGAGGAAGAAGCAGGAGAGGTTTTAGTATGGGCACAGAACGGTCCTATCCAGGAGATACTTAAAGCTAGAAATGATGATGCAAATAGAGAACCTGAAAAGTCAAAGCCCCAACGACTAACGATAGAAATCAAAGGATACGATGCTGTCTTTAGTGTGGATGGGACGCCCCTAATGAAGTTTTCACAGGAAAGAAATTGGGGAGGTAAAATTGAAGGTGAAGAAGGAAAAGGAAGAGCAGTTACAAGATCCGTAGGTACATTCCTAAAAGGTTCCTGGACTGGGAAGAGTATAAAAACTGGGAAAAGTAGGGGTAAATATACTCCACCCTCTACTACTCAAAATTCTGATATATTCTATGAGTTCTTAAAAGGACAACAGGTTTTATTAGAAAAACTCCTTACTTCATCCACAGAGCGTCATAGCTTTCAAGTATAGATTCAAATAGAAAAATATTATAGGTAATAATAAATCCATCTAGTTTTTTAGATATTTGAATATGTTTATACTGATTTCCGAACTGTACATAAGCAGGTACTATGGCTAGTGTAGGCTGTCTATCCTGCTTGAATATTACCATAGGAATCTTGTAACATTTTTTCGAATCTTTTTCACATTGGTCTATAAATCCCCAGAACTCGCTACTATAATTATATAAACTATATATGTTTTGATTATTGTATCCTTTTTTACATTCAATACAATATTTAAATTTTTCTGGAGTAATTAAATCTCCATAAATTTTTAAGTGTTCAGGTAATGAATGGGTTGTAGCAAAAGCTCCTGATCCTGG